CGACGGTAAGCACGGATTTTGTCATGCTATAACACGAGGGCAAATCATAAATGCTATCGAGGCTCTACGAGAAGAGACAACAGTCACATTTGAAGGCTATGTCACATCTCCGCAATATGGTTATTCTTTTGAGCAAGAAACTTTAATGAAGGACGGTGAAGAGGAGGACGATGTCCCCCCAGACCATCCGTTTAAGTTCGTGCCAGAGGAAGAGCCATGTGTGGTTGACGTTTTTGGACCTCATGACAAGGGCCGCCGTTCTTTGCGGTCCAATGTTCATGTTACCCCAATTAGTGATACTGTAGCGGAGGTTATGAATACACCTCGGGAGCACGGGAAACCGCGCCATATATCTACTTGGCGCCCCTGGCAACAGAACCTCATGAATATTATACAACCCAAAAATTTGTTGGATCCGGACGTGCTGTTAAAGGCACGTAATTCTCTCAAGAAACGGTCGCTGCACCTCGTTGACGAGCTAAAGTGCTCACATTATTTACATGTGTGGGATTACGATAGTTGTGTTAACGGGGTAGACTGTGTCAATGGAGCCGACCGCATATGCGTGGCGACTAGTGCCGGTATTCCCGTGTGCAAGTCCAAACGCGTTTTAGCGGAGGGCTATGCTCTTGTGGATGAATACGGCACTATAGTTGAACTTAAGTTGTCTCCTGAAGTGAGGGAACAAGTAGACGACCTTATTACCAAAGCTAAGCGAGGTGAGAGGATGTATACTTTGTTTCAGGCACATGTGAAGGATGAGGCTACAAAGTTTACTAAGGACAAGTTACGTATTTTCGCAGGAACGCAGTTGGCGTTTCTTTTGGTCTGCAAAATGTACTTAGGTGGCTTAAACAGAATGTACCAGAACTATTGGGATCGTTTTGAATGCTGCATTAGCGCTAATTGTTATAATTCCGACTGGACTAAACTACACGATTCGTTATTTACCCCGGAGACTCGTCATAGAGTTTTTGCCGGTGACTACAAGAATTGGGATAAGTTTCAGAGTCCTCAAATAACAATGGCAACAGCTGATGTTCATATGGCCATACTGCGACATTCGGGGAATTACGATGACGAAGATATGCTTGTCGTTAAGGCTCTCTACACCGAATTTGCGTATCCTGTATATGAGTGGGACGGAATTTATTTTCAGGCTTACGGGTCATTACCGTCTGGCGTATTTGCCACGGTTATGGTTAGTAATGCTAACAATTCCATTCTGTTTCGCTATACATACATGCAGGAAGCGCCTGTAGAGGAGCTGGACAATTATGACGAGTATTTTAGAGCCAACTTTATGGGGGACGACAATATTGGAAGTGTTGACCCGCGCTGTACCTGGTGGAATATGCACAAACATCGCGACCACTTAGCCAAGGCAGGAATTACTTATACTTCTGCTGATAAGCATAGTGCCTTAACGGAGTGGGTATCCTTGGAGGATGCCACATTCCTAAAGAGGAAATTTGTGTGGAGTGATGAAGTGCAACAGGTTATAGCGCCCCTTGAGGAGGCATCTATCTTCAAGTCGTTGCATTGTTACATGAAAAGAAAGAATTGTGACGAGCCCATTGAACGTATATGTGGTTCGTCTGTCGATTCTGCGTTGCGCGAGTTCTTTCGGCATGGAAAGGAGGTGTATGAGACACGCAAGGCTCAGCTTGAGCGTGTGGCTCAAATACACGACCTTTTGCCGTATATCGCGTTGGCGTCGAACGATCGACTTCCTTCTTATGAGACGATGTTGACTTTTTACTTGCAGGGAGAGCCAGTTGCGGAGGCAATTGTGGTGGAGTGTCTGAAGTTTGAATAGTTATATTTATAATTAATAGAATAGAATAGAATAGATTGAATTTGTATTTCATTAACAACTTAGAAATGTATATATTATTTGTATGTATTTGTTATTATGTATTATATTGTATTAAGTGCATTCCCTTTTTAACCTTCTAACTATGAATTTATCGAATAAAGAGGAAAGTACTACTAAAACGTCACAAGAAGGTTTTGCACCACTGGCAGGTGCGATAGGAAATATGCCAAAATTATTCCACCAATCGAATGAAACCAGACTAGGTGTAACATTTAAGGACAATTCTACGTCCTCTACACACCAGACAGTATCATTTCATGACGTGGCCCCCAACACAGGATACATGATGGATTCCCAAATGGATTCCACAGCCGCGTTGCAAGATACAGGGAATACATCCCTGTCCGATTTTTTCTTGCGACCGATTAAGGTGTCCACACTAACGTTTGACCTAAACGGTTATAATATATATCGTATCGACCCGTGGTCGCTGTTCTTTAGCAACCCGCGGGTGATAAACCGTATTTGCAATTATAAACTGTTAAGGTGCAAGCTGCATGTCAAGTTTCTTGTGAACGGGAATCCGTTTTTTCACGGTCGTATGATGGCGTCTTACTTGCCTTATGCGAACGACGACGAAATGGAATATATTAAACTCACGTCTGGCGATTTGTCTATGCAGGTAATCCGCTCTCAAAGGCCGCACGTGTTTCTCGACCCGACACTTTCGCAGGGTGGCGAGATGGTATTGCCTTTCTTTTGCCGTACCAGCAACCTTGATATCCCGTCACAACAGTGGCAGGAAATGGGAGTGTTAACCATTGAGTCGTTGACGCAATTGCGCCATTGTAACGGAGGAACGTCGGGCCTCACTGTCACAGTTTTCGTTCACGCGACGGATGTGATATTGTCTGTGCCCACGTCTACAGAACCTGGCGCTTTGTCGCCTCAGTCATGCGAGACAGAGGTCGCTTTGCGATTCCAAGCGGACGAGACTGACCATGCAACAGGCGTTGTGTCCGGGCCCGCATCTGCGGTTGCCTTGTCACTGCGCATGTTAGCAGGAGTTTCCCCCGCTATAGCGCCGTACGCTATGGCCAGTTCTATGGTCGCGTCTACAGTTGCAGGCATATCCCGTTTATTCGGATGGTCGCGACCTAAGATAGCAGCCGCAGGCCCAGCGAAGGCGACTATAGAGTCCGTTGGCAATATGGCCAATGTGGATGTTCCTGACGCGTCTATTTCTTTGGGCTTGGACTCCAAGAACGAGGTGACTATCGACCCTCGTGTGGTAGGACTGGCCCCAACCGATGAAATGACATTGTCGTCCATAGTAGCCCATGAGTCAATATTCCATATTGCTAAATGGTTTCCGAGCGATACTGCAGAGCACCTTGTCACTAATGTGAGAGTGGATCCGCATCTAGTTCGTATAGACCCTGGAACACTCGATCGCATTTTTATGACGTCCACTGCCTATGCTTCGATGCCATTTGTATATTGGACCGGAACGCTCAACTTTAGGTTCCAAATTCTGTGCTCCAGTTTTCACAAAGGCCGCTTAAAAATCGTTTATGACCCAAATGAAATACAAGGCGTTGAGTATAATGTCAATTTTATGAAGATAGTTGATATTAGCGAGACAAGGGATTTCACAGTGTCTATACCTGTGTCCCAATCGCGCCCGTTTTGTAAACGTTTGGATTTCAACAATACTGCGGCCCAAATGTATAGCGATTCCGTCGGATTGACCCAATTGGACAAAGGCAACGGTGTATTGGCTGTACATGTAGTCACGCCATTGACAACTCCCTCGTCTTCTTCCCCTGAGGTTGATATTCTTGTTTCCGTGTCCGGTGGACCGGACTTTCAATGCGCCGACCCCGCCGACGACTATATCTTTTTGTCGTTGAAGTCGCAGTCTAGCGAGACTGAGGTTGCATTGCGGTTCCAGGGCCTCGAGGAGGACGTGACTGTAACAGATGGAACTTCTCCTATTGGGGAGCCACAAGCTATGACTGGCCTGGAAAGCAGCATTAGTGCCGACCTTGGGAAGATATTCTTTGGGGAAAGTGTTATAAGCTTCAGACCACTAGTGAAGCGTTTTATACACCACACTACCTATGGACTACCTCAGGGTGATAGCGGTTCGAGATACGCTTTCATTCGGCGTTTCAGCGCTTTCCCATTCAATAGAGGCAAGGTCTTTAATGCCATAATGAGGGTACCGGCGTCTGGCACGAAGCTATACGACTATAACTTTTGCAATACTACCTTTCTTAATTACCTGTCATTTGCGTATGCAGGATATAGAGGAAGTATAAGGTGGAAGGCCGTCAGCAACGTGGAGACCCCTATGCGTATAACGAGAATAGTGGACGATTCGTCTTTTGCGTCCATTACGGAGACACTTGAACCTTTGACAGGCAACGTTGGACTGACAATATACGCCGCTAACGCGTTGGTAGCAAAGACGTCGGGCGCCTCAGGCGCTCATTCGACAGTAGGTGTGACACAGCCTACTAACGAGGTGGAAATACCGTTCTATTCAATGGATCGGTTTCAATTGTGTCGGAAGGAGGACAGAACTTCCAGTAGTTACTCCAGTAACACGAAGGTCGACGGAGTCGACTGCGAATGTATTTACGAAGGCTCGCAAAATGTATATAAGCCTGTAGATGTATACGCAGCCGGTGGAGACGACTTTTCTGTCCACTTTTATATCGGACCGCCCCCATTGTACTATGATTGGGAGCCGCCTCCGGTATAAACCAAGTCCCGCAGTGAGTCCGCGGGCCAGTAGTGTTCTT